TAAGGGCATCAAAGCACAAAACAATCGAGTGCTAAAGTGGGCACAAAAAACCTATCCAAACCAAATTCGTTACGAGGTTGAAGCACTGAATGAAGGATAATCCTAACATCGAAGATGTCACAAACTCCCCTAAAGATTGGGAGGACTTCTGGCACTCTCCTGAAAAGTATGGCACCTGGCAACAACAAACAGGTGGCAAAGATCAAGTGGTAACAAACTATGTGGATGATGTACTTTCTGGCAAGAACATCATCTGCAAACGCGAATCTCCCCTCTCTGAGTAACAACAATGGACATGAACTTTGAGCGTGACACCTGCATCGAAAACATGGCAGAAACGCTGTTTATGCGTATGCAACGCCTCATAAAAAGTGATCAGCAACTTAATGCTCTCGCCATATGTGAAGAGTGGTTGGTTGATGGTAAAGACCCGCAAGATGAGGACACTGAGTTTATCTTTGTTCCTAATCTTACTGTCTAGTTATCATGTGACACTTCTTGAACTGCACACTATCTGTTGATTCCGCGTCAAGATCGTGTATTCTATAAGAGTCAAAGGAACAGCAACCAATGCAACTCACTAACTCCGCCACCATTGTTGACTTCTTCCCCGAAGCATTTATTGCTGAGGCATGTGAGAAGAAAGGCATGAAAGTTGTCGTCAAGCGTTTCACCAAGCGTGTCACCTTCCGTATCACTGGTCAGAAATCTTACAGCGTTATTAGTGCAACTGACTTCAAATATGAGGTCGCTTCGCGTATTGCTAAGGGTGCTGAGGTAACTGACTACAACACCGACAAAATGCCTCAGTCTGAGTATATGCCCATGGCGTGTGTTGGTTGATATGAGCGTCATCAACTTTCCATCACTCGTTGATTACGAGCAAGCAAACTTTTCCCACTCTTTCTTTCAAGAACTGATGCCTACTTTCCAAGAGTTCAAAGAAGCAAAACCCGCTAAAGATCAACAGGCGGCAGATGTACTTAAATACTCTGAAATGTTGTGTGAAGCACTGACACAAGATTTTTACAAAAAAGGTAGTAAACTCGACTATAAATTCTATATCGAAGCAGGTCGCAAATATCTGAAGGTGATTATGGAAACTGAAGCAGGATCGCGCAGTGTTCATGCATTCATCGAGAAAAAGTTTGGTAATGTGTATAAAGCAGCATCGTGGAAAGCACCTGCTAAGCACATCAGATTTAATCTGCTCGATGATAACTCTCGTGAAGAATGTTTCGCCCGTTGTGATTGGGCAGGTGGTTATCTTTACATGTAAAATGTAAGGAAATCAAGGGGTAAAAAACCAGTTGACTAAGTGGCACAACACCCCTTGATTTTTGCCTAAATCTGTGCCATTATACATTCAAGATCAAAAAAGCACAAAACACATGGCAACTCCAATCTTTCAACTCTCCGAAGAAATGCAACAGTCCTGGGATTATGTTATGGGGCAAATGTTGTCCTTCGTTAATGACACTCATGCCGATGTAGATATGGCATATGATTTTGTATGTGAGCAACTCGGAATTGATTCCTTTGTTGATAACGAAGATGCATGGAATGACTTCTACACTTATTGGGAAGCAGCAGACAATCGTAACACCAACTTTTACAACATCGCCTGATTTTTACACACACTAACTAACAAAAACTATGCAAAACAACTATCTCACTGATTACATCGAATCCAAAGGTTACACCGTTCAAGAATGTCGTAAACCTGCTAAAAAAGAAGTTCCCGCTAGTATGCGTGATCGCTATTCTTCCTACGAAGAGTATGAAGAAGCACTTCACGATTTCCTCAACGGAATGTAATCTAACCTAACTAATTCACCCTTTCTTTTCTATCATCATGCGTATCGTTCTTGCTGGCATTGTTGTTATCGTAGGTGCCAATATGTTGGTATCGATACTTAACTCTAACATGATGAAGACAATTGAGGAAAGAAACACTAGAATGGAGAAACTTATCAATGAAATGTGATGCATTTTCTCCTCTACAGTTGGAGTGAATTAGTGGAACTAGATAAGCATGTTGAGCAACTAGAACTCGCCATCGCTAGTATTGATCAACTAGCAAAATCTCTCTACAAAACTGACAACAAACACCTCTACGATTCAACGCTCATTAGTATCAGAAATGAACTCAAACAACAACTGGAAGACATACTCAAACAGTTCCCAGATTCCCCGTAGTTATCAACATCAAACCGATGGTGATTGGGACGACATTCTTTCACCTGATGATTATGATCTTTACCTAGAAAGGAGACAGTATGAAAGAAGCAATCGTAACTATCGATGATTGGATAGAAGGAGAATCTATCACCTGGAGAGAGTTATCAGGAACTGTTAATTTTATCTCTCCAGAGTACATAACCATGTGCATCCGCGTTATCAACGAACCCGACAATGTTGACCCCTATTCTCTCAAGAACTCTCGCGCCGTCTGTGTTCTTGTCTTTCAGCAATTCTGGCATGAAGTTGTTAGAAACTCCTCCAAATAGTTTCTGATACTTTTTCCACAACTTTTGCGGGATTTGTGGAAATGTGGAAAAAAACCTATTTGTGTGTTTTATCTCTCTTTTTATCCCTCCGTAAATTACACTCTTAGCACGCATCCTAACGAATGTCAACCCTCGAAGATTATCGGACAATCTGTAAAGAACTCGCACTTGACAAAGTATCAGAAACATGGTACAATAACCTTGTAGAGGTTCAGAAACAGATGCTGTATCAAGTGTATGACAACTCAGAGAAACTTAGAGGGACATTTGAGTCAATCTACGACATGGAAATTTTCATGGATGGTATCAGAAACTCAAGGGGAGATAATTACCCTAAGACAGACAGAATGAGTCCTTTCGATTATATCAAAAGTATTGGGTGGAGAATGGATATTATGCCAGTGCAATAAGTGTCACATAGGGTATGGCAGAGCGTCCCTAATGCCCTATATTAGATGCATGGAAGGGAACACACCCGACCAACAACAAACCCTCTCAAATCGTCTCTCATGCGTAAGATCGAACAGCAAATGAATGATGCAGTTGCTAACAACAAAGATTGGCAATCTGGCAACACTTCTGTTCACTACTGTGAAGAAAATGGTGAGTCTATTGTGCGTCTCCACGGCAACAAAATTGCTGTGATTGGTGATGACTTCCTGCAAATCTTTGATGGAGGTTGGCAGACAAACACCACCAAATCTCGCCTGAATGCACTCATCAACCGCTTCTGCAATGCTGTCACTGATGGTGTCTTTCAGAAGCAACATTGCTGGTACATCACTGACAACAATGTGACCAGAGATTTCGAGTCTGGTTACATCTTCTCTTGACATTCTGAGAGTCTTCGAGTATACTGGGGGGAGACACATTCCCCCCTCTAAATAACACTTACTAGACAGTTAATTATTGTTAATTAGGCAGTTAAATTAGCCCCCTTAAATGTAAAATAGAGCCACTACCCTAACCTACAAAGGTTCCCCAAAGCGATAAAAATATCATGTCCAATTCAAAAAATTTTTCAGGGGTAACGAGAGGCGAAGAGGTCGAATATATTTGGATGTGCCTAAGGGAAAGCGTTCGGATATATCTGAGTAACTTAAAAAAATTTCGGAGGTAAGAATGGACCCCAGGACCCGCGTAGAGCGACAGGAAGATCGTGTATGGTGCCTAGAGCAATTGATCCGCTTAGAGGGGTTCCTAGACCCTCGTATGTACGAATGTGCAGACTATGCGACCTCAGCAGGTCTAGTTAAAGATAAGAAAGATCTATATACACTATGGGTAGAGTGGAAAGACGAACATCCTTCAGATAATCCCCAGGTACGCAACCGATTATAGGAGAGAATATGTCCAATAGATTCACAGTTACTATCGAAGAAGACGAGTTCGGAGAGACTATTCTCCCTATTCCTGATGAAATCTGTGAAGAACTTGGATGGGATGTAGGCGACACTCTTCAATATGAGTTACAGGACGATTCATTTACACTAAGGAAAGTACAAGATGAGTGACAGAGCATTAGATCATGCTGAATACCTGGCAGAATATGATCCATGGGCAGATAATGATGCCGCCCATGCAGCATTACTACAAACAGTCAAGAAATTGAATGATCGGTTGACAATTGTAGAGCAAGAATTGAAGGCGGTGAAGGAAGTTACAGAACACTTATACCGCGAGTACCACAGTCAGGGAAATATGTGATATAATAACCCTGGCGCGATCCACAATTTAGGAGAATTATTTTATGGCAAAAGCAAAGATTGGTCTGTCGGGCGGCGTGTTCATCGAGAGCGCCCCCAAAACCACACGGCAAGGTAGTTCCAAGAATACTAAGTATTCTGCTACCAGTCGTAATAAGGCAAAGAAGCGTTATCGTGGTCAAGGGCGCTAAATAGATACTGGGATGGTAACCCCATTAAAAGTTCTGATAACATATTATCGGAGGTACAAAATGGGATTAAATCACATTCCTGACCACAATTCTGACCTAATGAACAAAGATTTTGGGACTGTAGTGCTAATTACGGACCCAAAATCCGATTATTATCTCAAAAAAGCGTCAGAATCGGTAAAAAAACAGAAAAAACAGTCAAATAACTGAAAATGGCGTTTAAAGAGGTAAAAGGATCTAAGGACGACATATCGAGGTCATTCGTTGACCTCAGTATGGGTCTTCTTCGGAATGCTTTTACTAATGATGTGTCAGTTACAAAAAATGAGAACGCCATTAAAGGTGCAATCAAAAATATTATGATGACTAAGAAGGGTGAGAAGTTATTCGACACCTCTTTTGGTACATCCATTTGGGAGAGTTTGTTTGATCCCCTTGATGAACTGACTGCTGACAGAATTAAGCAGGAGATCGGTAACACGATTGGTCAATACGAAACACGAATCACCATTCGTGATATTAATGTTGAACCAATGTTCAATGAAAATGCATATTATGTTGGTTTAACCTTTACTATTATTGGATCTCCCTTAGTAGAATCTGTTACATTTGTCCTAGAGAGACCAAGCTAATGCAACCCAATAATTTAACAGCACTAGATTTTAGAGATATTAAGGCATCTATCGTTTCATATTTGAGAACGAGGGATGAATTTACTGATTATGACTTTGAAGGATCAACTCTTTCTTATTTGATTGATCTAGTCTCTTATAACACCTATTACACCGCATTTAACGCCAATATGGCGATGAATGAGGCGTTTTTGCCGTCTGCAACGGTAAGAGACAACATCGTCAACATTGCAAAACTGTTAAATTATGTTCCTCATTCCAAGGTTGCCTCTGCAGCGACTGTAAATGTCTCTCTGCAAACCTCTATCACCAATGGTTCTTATCCTAGTACAGCAACGATCAGGAGAGGTCCTGTAGCAAGTGGTGGTAATAAAGTATGGAATCTGTTGTCTGACTCTACTGTAGAGGTAAGTCCGACCACTGGAATGGCAAATTTTGAGAATTTGATGATCAAAGAGGGAACTTTGATCACTTTCTCGTATGTTGTTAATACATTCGTAACTCAGGTATACCAAATTCCAACACCTGATGCTGATATTTCTACTCTTAGAGTTACTGTAAGACCCAACGAAGCGTCTACAACCAGTGATGTTTACAACCTGGCAGAGAATGTAACTGATGTTTCTTCTACATCTCGTGTATATTTCTTAAATGAAGGTGAAGATCAACGCTTCGAGGTCCGTTTTGGTGATGATAGTATTGGTAGAGCACTGAAAGACGGTGAAGTTATCACTTTCGAGTACCTTATTTCTGATGCAGCTGAGTCTAACGACATTAAAACTTTCAAGTGGATTAGTCAGATTACTGATAGTTCCGCTATCATCTATCCTGCTAATGTAATTTCCGTATCCACCGTTACTGCATCTTTAGGTGGATCTGACGCAGAAACAGTAGAAGAGATCAAATATAACGCTCCGAGGTACTATTCTGCACAATATCGAGCAGTTACAGCACAAGATTACGCTGTTTTGACTAAAAAAGTGTATGATAACGCCGAAGCGGTGGTTGCATACGGTGGAGACTCGTTAAATCCGCCCGTTTACGGTAAAGTTTACATTGCAGTGAAGACCAGAACGGGTTCATTGCTCAATGATGCGACTAAAAAGCAAATTTCTGCTAATTTACGCAAATATGCGATGGCATCTATCGATCCTGTGATCGTTGACCCCGAACAGTTGTACATTTACAACAAAATTTTCGTACAATACGATACTGGATGCGGTTCTGACACCTCTACTATTAAGAGTGAAGTGCAAAATGCAGTTAGAGAGTGGGCAACCCAGACCGCAATCAACAATTTCAACTCTACATTTAGAGCACAAGCGTTTGAAAAGGCAATTTCTCTTGCCAGTAAGTGTATTACCGATGTAAACCTGCAGACAACTGTCCTCAGATACATCAAACCCGTAACAAATCAGACAAATAGTTACTTAATTACAACAGGTGCTCCGCTTTACAACTCTGCACCCAGTATGGTTGTGTCTGCAGGTGCAACAAAAGAACCTATTTTGCTCTCTGGAACTTTCAGAACCGCAGATAGACCTGGTGTTGACCAGCAATTTGATGATGATGGGTTTGGAAACCTCAGAATGTTCTATAACACGGGTACTAGACGCATTTATACCAATCTGACTGCTGGTACAGTCAACTATGATAATGGTAATATCTTGTTTGGACCAGTAAATATTATCGGAACAGGATCTAATATTCCTTCTTCTGGTGTTGCTATTAGTAATAGTATCACTGGTGTCGGTTCAGTATCCGATCCTGGCGCACTTCCGAACAATTTGCAGATTCCTGTACAGATTATTCCAGCAAACTCTGGTACTATTCCGTCTGCTACACCTGGAACTGTTCTGAACATCATTTCTCCTGAAGTTTCGGTTCAACCAATTGGCACTACACCACCTTCATCAATCCCTCTAAATAGTTTGACACCAACGATCTTTGATCAAACTCCTACAGTTGTATCAGTGAATTCCGTAACAAATGGTGGTTCGTTAAACACATAAACTCTTTTCCGTCAAAGTAGATGAACATTAATAAGGTCTCCCAGTCTTTATTATCTCAAACACCAGAGTTTGTCCAGTCAGAATATCCAATATTCGCCAAATTCCTAGAGTATTATTATAAATCTCAGGAAAAGACTGGTCTGGGTCAAAATATTGTCAATAATTTTCTTTCGTATCTAGATATTGATCGTCTGAATGTTGACATTCTTGATGGTGCGACTAAATTGATCGAACCGATCGATTCTACATCTACGGAGATCGTTGTAGAGTCTGTTGACCAGTTTTTGGAGAAAAACGGGTCTATTTTGATTGGTGATGAGGTAATTTACTACGAGAGTCTTACTCGTTCACCCAATATTGCATTTAGTCCTGGCATTTCATATGAGCAGGTAAAGTTAAAGTGGACAACACTCGCTTCTATTGTCGATAGTTTTGACGGAACGACAAGAAGTTTTCCTCTGATTTCACAAGAAAGTCCTATTGGTCCTCCTTCTCCACAGCATCTGATCGTCAGATTGTATGGTGAAGTTCTGGTTCCTGTTATTGACTACACAATTCAAGGTACGAATATTGTCTTTGAGACTGCTCCTAGAGCAAGGCAAGCGGAAGATGATGTTAGCACGACCTACATCACATACCTTAATGGTTTTATTGAGAACCCGATTGTTCTGGTTGACAATATTTCTAGTGCGTTTGGTGAGCAAAAAGATACTTTTAGTCTGACTAAAACTGGTGTTTCTTACGAACCTATTGCTGATGAGTATGTAATTGCCATTTATGATGGTGTATTGCTTACTCCGAAAGTAGATTATTATGTTGATAAGGATAAGTTTATCTTCCAAACTGCCCCAATCATTGGTAGACAGTTAACTCTTTATTCAATTGAAGCGCCCATTCCTTCTTTCGGTGATGGTGCTGTTGGTTACGCTAAAATTAATGATTCTGGTGAACTTACTTCTATTTCATCTGCAGAAACTGGTTCTGGATATAGATTTGAGTATCCACCCAAGATCTCTATTAACTCTGATGAGGGTCTAGGTGCCTCTGCAAGCGCCCTTGTCAATGGTGTGAAGAATATCACCCTAATTGACGGTGGATCGGGTTACAGCGACACTAACCCCCCTACTGTAATCATTGAGAATCCAACTAGAACTGATTCTCAGATTGCTAGTATCAAAGCAACTGTTACTAATGGTAGCGTTACTGCTCTTACATTAGAGAATTCTGGTAGTGGATATACTTTTACTCCTAGAGTTACTTTCAAGCAACCTGGTGGTGCAAAAATTGCAACTCCCCAAATCCTTAATGGATCTCTTGTTGGTCCTATAGAAATCACTGATAATGGGTTTGGATATACTACTCCTCCAGTCATTTATGTTGATGAACCGACTGGTGCAAACGGAATCAAAGCATCTTTATTAGCAGTTTTGTCTCCTGAGGGTGAACTGGCATCTATTACTATCATGAACCCTGGTCAGGGTTATGAGAATCCTCCTAGAATTGCAGTAATTGATCCTGTTGGAGCACAAGTTTTACAAACATTCGTTGATGGTACTGGTCGTGTAACAAATATTGAACTTCTCGACGGTGGTGTTGGTTACGAAGAGATTCCTTCTGTATATGTTGTTGATCCTAGAACTTCTGGTGGTGGAACAGGTGCAACTGCTGCTGCATCTGTCTTTAATGGCAGAATTACTGATATTAACATCACTAATTTTGGTAGTGGATATAGTGCAGACTTCCCTCCAAACATCGTTATTCAGGCACCTCCCCAGGCAAGAGCGTCTGTTGAGGTTGGTCAGAACGAGGTAACTGGTTTTAATGTCAATAAACCTGGTTCTGGATACTCTAAGTCCGCGTTTATTGGTTGTGCCAGAGGTGTATCTGGCATCACTGGGTATGATTCTATCGGAAATGCGGAGTTCCATAACGATACAACTCCCCAATCTGCGGAAAATGGTGCTGTTGTTAAGTGTCTTGACGCAGCATTTATCAAGAGAGTCCTTGATAAGTACACAGAACAGTTCCTTCCAGATGTTCCTGAGCTGGACTATAAGAAGATCGATGTTCGTACTGCAATTAAAACGATCAAAGACTTCTATACTAGTAAGGGCACAACCTTCAGTATTGCGTATTTGTTCAAACTTCTGTACGGTGAATCCGTAAATATCACCTATCCGAAGGACCAGATCATCAAACCTTCCTCTGCAACATGGTCCATTGATACCATTTTGCGTGCTACTTTGGTTTCTGGCGATCCCGCAAACATTAAAGACTCGCTTTTGGTGCAGGAAGCAGACATTGCTGACCCTAATGTACAAGATGCAAGCGCACTTGTAGAAAACTATATCTCAATTAAGACATCCGAAACGGAAATTTTTGAATTGGTTCTCTCTGAAGAGACCATTAGTGGTAGATTTACTGTACCTTATAAGACTAGACTTGCGGAACCATTGAACGCAACAGATAGTATTATTACAGTTGACTCTACCATTGGTTGGCCAGAAAGAAACGGTCAGTTCATTATTGGCGGTAGTGAGGTCGTAGAATACAAAGAAAAGTCTCTTAACCAGTTTATTGAGTGTACTCGTTCCGTAAACAGTGTTGTTGAAGACTGGGATTCTGCAACAGAAGTGTCTTCTAACTTTAGAGTATTTCTGAACAAGGATACTCCTCAAGAAGTTGTTATGAATATTGTTGGTATTGTTGATGCACAACAAACCACATTGACTGATACTGGTTCATATTATCTGCCAGGTGATAAACTCAGTGTGTCTAAGTTGGGTGGTACTTCTACAATTCCTCAACTTACCACTTGGTTGTACAATGTTAAAAAACTGGTTGAAGTTGCTTCGGTAACATTTGGTGGTGTTAATAACCAATCTGCAACCGTTACCTGCTCTGCTCCACACGGTCTTCTGGTGGGCGATCAGGTGACTGTCTATGGTGCTAACCCTATTTTGTATAACGGCACCTTCCTGGTCACTTCTAGGGACTCTCAGACGGTGTTCCAGTATCAGTTACCACAACCAGCATCGGTTGTACCCCAAGGTAACATTTTGATCTCTGTTGACCTCAACAAAGGCAAGTCAATCACACAAGCAATTCAGAACGCTATTGGACCTTACACAACTAATGTCCAAAACTCGTTCTTTAACGATAACTATGTTTATATCGCTTCTACTGGTATTCCTAACTATGAGATTGGTCCTTTCATTGGATCTGCTCTCTTACCAGGTAACCAGAGAAAATTAAATCGTTTCAACAGAAATCCCCTTACAATTTCAACAAAGACTGATATTGTACCTGGACCTATTGGTACTTGGGTTAACGGTGTTTCCGTTTGGTCTTACAAGTCAGAACTCAAGTCTACCTTTGGTGCGGTAACTAATATCAACATTTTGAATCCTGGTAAGGATTATGATGCTGCAAGTCCGCCAGTTATTACCATTTCTGGTGGATTTGGTGGTGGTGCTACCGCAGATGTTGTAGTTGATGGATCAATGTATGAAATTGAGGTCAACGAAAGCGGATCTGGGTATACATCTTCACCTCTTGTTTCTATCGTTGGTGGCGGTGGTTCTGGTGCTTCTGCAACTGCTATCATCACAAAGGGTAGAGTTTCTAGAATTCTTGTTAATGAAGGCGGATCTGGATACACTTCTCAACCGTCTATCACCATTGTTGGTGGTGGTGGCACGGGTGCTACTGCAACTGCATATGTTCGTGGTCCTATTAAAGAGGTTAATATCACCAATGGCGGTGCTTCTTATACCAAGAAACCTGATGTTGTTCTGAGTTCTGGTAAAGGTGCCGTAGCACAAGCTATTGTTAATGATGGTAGAATCATCTCTGTTGCTATTATTTCCGCAGGTAGTGGGTATACTACTGCTCCTGAGGTCACCATTCAGGGTGATGGTTTCGGTGCTATCGCAAAAGCAACTATTGATACTGATGGTGAGAATGCTGGTAGAGTTACTGGTGTTGAAATTATCAACAGAGGTATTGGATATCAGCAAGGAACAACTTCTATTGGTCTGACATCGGTTGGTAGTGATGCTCAATTTGAAGCTGAAGTCTTCCAGTGGAACTACAACCTGCAGGAAACCACAGCTTTAGATTCGGCAAAAGGTGCTATCTTTGAAGGTTATAATGTCCAGTATGGTGGTGAGTATGCACACCTGTCTAATCCTCAGCGTTTGAGGTATATTCTTGGTGATAGCTTGTTCCAAAACTCTTTGGGGCAGATCAAAGAACAGGAAGAGCAGTTAGAGCACTCTCCGATTATTGGTTGGGCATTTGATGGAAACCCAATCTATGGTCCTTATGGTTATTCTGACCCCACTAATCAGTCATCTTCTATCAAGAGAATGGGTAGTTCTTACTCCCTGAAGAGTGAACTGGTTTATAATGATGTCACCAATCCATATCCTGTTAGAACAGCAGGTCCTTCTCTCAATGACGAACCCGCTGGTAACTTTGTTGAAGACTATGAATATGTGTTCGGTTCTGGTGATCTTGATCAATATAACGGTAGATTCTGTAAAACCCCAGAATATTCTAATGGTAGATATTGTTACTTCGTAACTATTGACGCTACAGAAGACGGTAATCCCGTATTCCCGTATATTCTTGGTCCCCAGTATAATTCTGTTGTAGATAAGTGGAATCTCGTCGATCAGGCAGTCCAACAGAACATCCCTGAAGGTGTTGTTCGTTATCGCGATCCGTATGAAAATGTTGATATTGATGTTGAGCGTGTTCCCAATGCGTCTACAAACAGTCTGACCACGGAAGGCGGTGATATTTTACTGTTTGAAATTGAAGATGAGAACAGAGACGGATTTATCAGTCAAGCAGAAACTGACGATCCTGACGAAATGTTGGAAGAATCTCCTCTGCAACTCTTTGATTACTTCCCTAAAGTTAAGTTTGACTCTAAAGTTGATATTGAAGTTGAAACGATCAGTAAATTTGAAGATGCATCTGTAACTGGATTTACTATTGAAAATGCTGGAACAAACTATCAGGTCAATGATAGATTGGTCTTTGACAACACTGACACCGATGGAACGGGTGCTTCCGCTCGTATTTCTAAAATCAAAGGTGAAAAAGTCGTTTCTTATAACTACGAAACCGTAGAAGGAACAAACTTTGGTGTATTACAAACTCAGGATCCCCACAACATTGTTGCTGGTGACCAGATTTTTGTCGATTACACTCCTGTGATGGATAACACGAACAAAACTTTCATTGTTCGTCAATATAAGGGTATTGAAGAAATTGTTGTCACCCAAAATGGTAGTGGATACAATACCGATATCCCTCCCACAATCACTATTGATGGTGATGGTGTAGACGGTAGAGTCGAATCTGTTGTTGATGCTGTTGGTGCTATTAAGTCCTTCAACATCCTCAACTCTGGTTCTGGATATACCCAGAATCCTCGTGTTATTCTTTCTCATCCTCAGGTCTTCAAAAAATCAGATTATTATAATCTGATTTTGGATAACAATGATTGGGCAAATATTATTGATATTCAAGTAACTGAAAATAAAGAAGCATATATCTGTGGTTCTACTGAAGATGATATTGGAAATAAAGTTGGTTTCCTTGCGAAGATTTCCGCAACAGGTGTTCTTGAGTGGCAGAAAACTTTAGAAACTCTTGTTCCTGCAAGTGGAACATATACAGAATTCCAAAGAATTATTGTAGATGGTAATGATATTTGGGTTCTTGGTATCAACAAACCGAATATTACTGTACTTGAAGCATACAATCCAGATATCATTCTGGCAAAGTATGTTCAAAATGTAAATGGTCTTGATGCAACTCTGGACTTCCAGAAAGCATATGCTGGTATTTCTGGTTCTACTAGATCTGATAATGTTACAGCATTCAAGAAACTTACCGATTCTCGCTTTGTATTTGGTGGATTTACAGATACAAACTCTGGTGCTCCTTGGGATGCTTTCCTGGCAGTCATTGATACATCTGGTTTCTTTGTTGCCAAGCGTAAGTTGGCATCTGATACATCATCCGAGAAAGTTACAGATATCCAGATTGTAAATGGTGATATTTACTTTAGTTTAGAGATTTCTGATTCTAAGACTTCTAATAATATCAATGCTGGTTTTGGTAAGGTAACACCTGGAATTTCTACTCTTACTGTAAATTGGATCAAAGAAATTTCAAACACGACATATTCGTTCTTAAACTCCTCACTTTCTGTTGATGAGTTTAATGAGTTCTATATTCCTTGTACTCTGAGAGCAAAGGCAAATCATACCACCAAAGATAGTTTCTGGGTAGGTAAGTTTGATATTAACGGCAATACTGTATGGAATAACAGATATCTTGCTGCACCTGGTGAAACTGGTATTTCAGTTGATCTTCTCAATAGATCTGCTATTGACATCTTTGGTGATCTCAATATTGGTCTTAATAAGACAGATTCCAACGGAAGAAAGTCTTTACAAGCAATCAAGATCAAGTACAATGGCGATGGAGTTCACAATTCTACAATCCATTCTGAACCAAATGCACAATCTTCGACAACAACTAAGATCGAAGGTTTCACTATGGAAACGATCTTTACTGATGTTTCTGGTGACACATACTTCTTTGGTCAGTCTAACTGGAACAGAAATGAACTGATTTGTAAGTTTGACTCTGATGCAACTGATTTGACCGCTCACCATACTGTAGAAGTTGTTGGTGCTAGTGGTGGTCATGAATTTGCAGACGGAACCCTCAAACTTTATGGATATGAAACTGGTGCTCAGTCCACTTGGTCTAATTCTTACCTGAAAGTTCCTGCTGCATCTCTTGCAGATACACTAAATGGTGACTGGACATTGCAATTCTTTGTATACAAAGAAGCTGCTAACTCTCAAACTTTATCTCAGGGTGTACAGACCCTGGTTGGTATTGGTGGTGCTCAGGACGCAACAGGTGGTCTTTGGTTGGGTTATGACACTGGTAACACTGGTAAACTGCAAATGGTTATCAGTAACAACTCAACTCAACTCGATGCAGCTGGTTCTGGTCTGAGTTCTACTCTTACCACAATGTATGCTGATAATACCTGGCAGGTAATCAGTCTTACTAAGCAGGGCACCCTCTTCAAAGCATTTGTTAATGGTATTGAAGTATTAACTGGTAATGTAACTGATACTGCTCTTGGCAATAAAGATCTGTATATTGGCAACCAAGTTGGTTGGGGCACTAATCCTACAGATTTTGTTTCTGGTTATCAGGGTCAATTCTATGTTGATTGCCTTACTTTGAAGAATAGAATGGTAACTCCTACCGTTCCTAATGATTTTACCGTTCTTCCTACTACAGGTGCATTTGGATTTGCCTTTGATTGGGTTGATGATGCTTGGTTTACTGCAGCAACAACCAGATATGACTATATTCCTTATGATGGTATTGGTCTCAAGATGGATAGGGGACTTACTGTAACTGTTCCTAGTGCCAAATTAACTAATACTAAGATCTCTCTGCGTAGCAATAAGTTTGCCAATCCTCCTTCTGGAACTGCTCTTACCATTTCTAATGTTGGTTATGGTTTAGGTGGAGATGGATTCCAGTCTCTTGACTTCAATGATGTCAACAGCACAATGTCTCAAAATACCGAGACTGTTGCAATTACACAGGATATTTGGGGATCTAGAACTGCAACTGTTCCTTCTCCTGGTTCCCAGAAGGTTCAAGCTACCGCTGTTGTAAAAGATCGTTATTTCTTCAAAGTTACTGATACAACAAAGATTGATAATGTCCAAAGATTGACAATTAACCAGCCGTTTAACTTCACTGTTAACTCTAAACTCAAGTTGATGAACGGATCTCAGTTTGTCAACAGTGGTTACATTATTGATGTTGATACTACAAACAGATATGTTTATCTTGCAATCAATAATAACTCTTGGAGTAATGATTTAAATACTGGTCATCTTGCTACAGAAAGATTTGATGAGCAGACAACATTTGGTATCAGAGGTCCAGTTGTTAATGATGTTAACGAAATTGAAGGATACACATTTGCAGGTATTGTAAACACAACTCCTGGTACATTTGACATTGATATGTCTGATTTTGATGCTCCTCCAATTGTAGGTGGCACCAATAATCTCCACGAATATTCATACTTCAAACCTTATTCTGGAAATGAGAATGATTATACGGTAAGAATTGATGAAGCATCTGGCGGATCTCCCTATATTGTTGGATCTGTAGTTAATCTGAATGATGCTACAGTAACATATAACTCGGATTATAATACTATTAACATCCAAGGTCTGACAGGCGTTCTTAAGATCACTCTTATTACAAACCTCAATAAGATTCTCCAGGCAACTGCTGTAACAAATAGCGATCTTGTTTATGTAATTAGTAGCAGAAGCCACTATCTTTCTGATGGAGAAATCATCTATGTTGATGGTAATCCAACTCCTGAGGTTGATGGAACTGTTTATGATGAATATAATGGTGCTTTCCCTGTTGAACAAGTCATTAGTGTTAAGGAATTCACTTATAGAATCAACACAACTGGTACTCCTGCAGTAACAACACCTGCAACTACAGGTGCGGATGTAGACATTTTTGTTAAGTCTCCAACGCTGAAGATGTATTATGGTCACCAGTATATCTTTGATCTCAGTCATTCGTCTTTGGTTGGTGGCAACTTGTCATTCTCCAAAGATAGTTTGAACAAACTGGAGTATTCTTTCAACTCTATTGAGCGTATTGGTACTCCTGGTGTTACTGGAGGTAGTGCTCAAACACCTTCTGTTAAACTCAAGGTTGATAAAGATATCGTTACAAATATCTCTTACTACTTCGATCCTTCTAGAACAGGTGCAGATTCTCCTGTGATTGCTGGTTCGTATCTTGATGTTGTTGCTTCTCCGTATGAAGGAACCTTTACTCTTACTGGAACTTCTGGTGAAACCATTACTAGAGGTGCAGACACATTTAGATTCCCTCTCGTAAATGAACCTGAAGGTGCTGCAGATGTTCAGAATGTTAACTATTCCACAAGTTCTGAGAAAGCAGTTGGTTCTATTGCAGATGTTCGTATTGTTAATAAGGGTGGATTCTACACTAGATTGCCTGTTATCTCTGGTATCCAATCTAACAGAAAGATTGAAAGAGTTCAGATTAATGAGCCTGGTACTGAATATGCACCTGGTCAATACAACAATGTCCCGATTCAAGGTGATGGTGAAGGTGGTTTAGTCAACATTACTGTTGAAGATACTCAAGATGCTGAAGGAACTACCATTCCTGGACAGATTACTTCTGCTATCGTATCTTCTCCTGGTAAGGGATATACCACAGCAACGATCGATATTGCTGGTATCAATGGTATTCTTGGACCCAGCTTGTCTGGTTCTGGTGCAGATCTTGAGGTTGTTATTCCTCCCTTCGGTACAGGTGCTTCTGTATTCACAAAAGGTACTGAAGTTGGTAAAATTAAGAAACTTAAGAACAACAACTTTGGTTATGATTATCCCCATGACTACACGCTGCGTCCTGAAATCACATTCCCACTGAACTGCCAGTTAACATCTACCAGCATCCTGGATAGTATTACTGTTACAAATCCTGGTTCTGGTTATTCTCAGGCACCTGCGGTAATCATTTCTGGCGGTGGTGGATCTGGAGCAACTGCCGAATCTACTATTTCTAATGGTAGATTGGATCAAATCATCGTTAAAGATCCTGGTGCGGGTTATTCCTCTACACCTACAGTTTCTCTGAAGTCTTCGTTTAACTATGTTGTTAACCTTGATTTGGGTCTGCTCCAGTTTGCTTTCCCACATGGCATTCTGAACGGTGCTGAGGTTACTCTGAATGTAACTGATACTGGTGATGGTGCTGAGTTCCCGCTTTCTTCTGGTGCTATTGGTAGATTGAATGGCAATACAACATATTACGCTATTGCTGGTTCTGCACAGTCTCTGGATGATGATCAGTTAAGATTGGCAATTACTGCTGCAAACGCAGAACTTGGCGATGCACTTACCTTCGTCAACGCTGGTACTGGTCGCCAACAGGTATTAACCGAATCTTTCGGTGGTGCTGCTGAGGCAAATGTTATTACATCAACCTTCCTTGAGGGTGAACTTATCTATCAAGGTCTTTCTATTGAAACCGCTACAGCAACAGGTTATGTTTCTACCAACAATGGTTGGCAGGTTGGTCCTAGAGTTCTTAAGATTGTTGACTATGATGGTGAATTCGTAGAAGGCGAAAGAATCACTGGTATCATTTCTAAGTCTTCTGGTCTTATCAGTGATCTCAAGGTTGCTAAAGGTGTTCTTGAAATTGGTTCTATTACCAAAACTACAGGTCAATTCATCGACGATGTTGGCAAACCTTCCGAAATTATTCAGAAGATCCAAGACTCCTATTTCTATCAGGACTTCTCATATGCTGTTAAGTCTTCGGTTTCTGTTAGCGAGTGGAAAGATATCCTGATTAGGAATGTCCACCCTGCTGGATTTAAGGTATTCGGTGAACTTAATCTGGATGATTATGCAACTATTCCTAACAAGGAAACTTCTTTTGAATTAACTAAGTCGGTCCAACTCGCACAAGAAGCAGTTGTCCCGAATATCCAGAGTTTTGCTCTGGTTGAACCGATTTATCAAGAGTTTAATAATACTGAAGTTCTGTTCCGTCAGAAGAGACTGACCTCTTCCGAGAACATTTTGACCTCTGTTGTGCAGCGTCTTGATAATATTTCTAACCTGTTTGATGGTGTTAGAATCGCATTCCCACTTTCTGTCAATGGTGAAACTGTAGTTGCTGCTGCAAATCAGTTGATGATTGTTATGAACGGTGTTGTACAGACACCCGAAGTTGCATTTAAGATTGAAGGTGACTCAATTGTCTTTGCAGAACCTCCTGCACCTCCTGCAAGCGTCAAGTATGCAGAAATCACTATTGAGCAGATTCCTCAAACTGACTTTACATTTACTAATCAAAGTGGTATCTTCCCGAATACTGGTAATGTTTTCGTCGGTACTGCATCTCAAGCAAGAATGACTGTTACTAGTGTTACTGGTAACACGGTTAGGGGATTCATGACTGAAGGAACCTTCCAAGCAGGAGAACTTATTACTGGTAATACTACAGGTTTTAGTGGTAATCTTGACACAGAAACTGCTGTAGTTAATGATGGTCTCTTCCTGTTTAACGAACAAGTTACTAACTTTGATGGTGCTACTGCTAAGGTTGAACAAATTAACCTTGAAGCTGGTACAGAAAATGCTCTTGCTACTCTGAGATTCGGTATCGGTACATCTACTGCACAATTTGAAATTCTTGGTGATATCGCTAACTTTGCGGTTAATGATAACATCCAGATCTCTGCTGAGATTATGACAATTACTGATGTTCAGGCTGGAACTGATGACGGTGTTGTTGTTCTAGATGTAATTAGAGGACAACTTGGAACGACTGCAATTGCTCACTTACAAAGCGCACCTCTGTACAGTACAGAGATTACTATCACTAACGAATTGATTCTTAGCAAGACTGCTGGTACATATCAGTCTACCCCTGGTCTGTTTGATATTGCTCTCAATGATATTATCATTGCTGCTGGTTCTGGTGTTGTCGCACGAGTAACTGCTACTAGTGCATATCAAGATCCTGCTACCGATCAATTTATTTCTCAGGTTAATATTTCCGAAGGTTCATCTTTCTTCGGTCTTTTGTTTAACAGAATTCAATCTGTTAACTATCAGAATATTGTTCTTGATGACATTGCTGCTTCTCAAATTAGTATTGTTGACTTTGAAGATAATGAAACAGCATTTGACTCTAATTTCCCTGCAAATGAACTGGTTAATAACATTGTAATTGATGTTGTTAATGTCAATGGCACCTTCCAAGAAGGTGAAATGATTAGAAATAAGAAGATTGAAGTTAACAATCCTATTGGAGACTTTATCTCTGATGAATCTGCAATCGTCAGAAAACTGACTCATACCAATACTCTTGGAAAAGGATTCTTCTCTCCTGGTCAAGTTATCAGAAATACAAACTCCAAAGCAGAAGTTGTTGCATATAACCAAGCAAGAAAGACTGTCTATCTCGGTAGAGTTGGTAGATCCAAGTCTACGGGTCAAGATTATCATGAGTTTACTTTCAATGCAGGTGCTGAATTAAACACCTACAATAAGAAGTTTGGTCTTTCCGCTTTAGCACTATCTAAAGGCACATCTCCTCACACATTTGTAAGTGGTGTTACCGAAGGTATTACGGCAGATAACTCTGCATTGTTTACTGCCGCTACAGGAACGACTTATGATCCTCTGACAGGTGTCATGGTCATTGAGATTGGAACACATACCCTTGACACTACAAATACTATTCTGATTGCTGAGAATGCTCTTACATTCAGATGTGAGTCTGACAATAATACCAATCCTTACACATATCCTCGTACAACTGATCCTGCATATAATAACAACCTTGCTATTACTGCATTTACTGATACCACAATCACTGTTAATGTTGGTGCTATTCCTAGAGATGAGTTCCTGAGCGTTCCGACTTCTACTGAGTTTGGTTTCGGTTCTGGTAACTTCACTATTGAGTGCTGGATCAAACCCAATCATGTAATTGCTGGATCAAAGACAATCTTTGACTTCAGATCTGCTGCTAGTGAATTGGCACCTTATCTGTACCTTGATGGTGCAAATGTCAAGTATTTCAACAATGGAAGCATCGTCATTGCTGGTACACAAAACTTAGTTGCTGGAACTTGGTATCATGTTGCTCTTACTAGAAATGGTAGCAGCACAAGATTGTTCATCAATGGTGCTCAAGATGGTAGCACATATTCTGATGGTAGTAACTATGGTACTACAAAACCGATTAGAATTGGTGGTGATTATGCTGGTTCTAACTGCTTTGCTGGATATCTTGATGAGTTCAGAGTTTCTACTAATTCTAGGTATACTGCAGCGTTCACCGCTCCCACAGGTGTATTCCAAGGGGATGCTGATACAGTTCTGCTGATCCACTTTGATGGTGCTAATGGTGATACCTATACCGATGATTGGTCTGGAACCGCTACATGGACAAGACATGATGACTTTGGTAACGATGCAATTCGTACAACCCAAAGAACCTATACTGCAGCACCTGCTGGATATGTTGGCAAAACTCATCGGTATGCTGATGCTGCCAGACTTCTTGAAAATAACAAGGATCTGATTGCTTCTGAAGCAGTTCATCTGATGAGGCAGAGATATCCTGAACTGGTTATTCCTGGTCAAAGATTTAGTCCTACAAGTGGAACTTATGATCCTCTGACAGGTCTCCTGACTATGGGTGTCACTCAGAACAACCTGGTAAATGGTGGTCAGTTTACTCCTGCTAGTGCAACATATGATCCTGCAACAGGTGTCATTCAAATCACCAAGAGAGGTCATGGAGTTACTAACGGTAAGAGAGTCAACATCAAAGTTGGTGGTCTGACATTTAATTGCACTCAGAATAGTAATGCTACTGATCATTCATATCCTCGTTCTACAGATCCTGCTGCTGGAAGATGGTTGATTGTTTCTAATGCAACTACAGATACATTTGAAGTTAATGTTGGTGCTTCTGGTCCAAGTGATCAATATGCTCACACATTTGTTTCTGCACTTGACAACTGCATCACAGTTGAAAAAGATCGGATTAAGATCAATAGAGACGCATTTACCTTTACTTGCTCTAGCGACAACTTCCAAACTGAGGTTACATATCCTCGTTTGACTGATCCTGCTACGAAAGATAATGCTCTTCCGATTATTAACTCTACAACTACCAGTATCACTGTTAATGTAGGAACTTCTCCATTCATTTACTACACTCCAACCAACGCAACTTATAACCCTGCTGATGGTGAGTTTGTAATGACCATTGCAAACCATAACATCAATGTTGGAACAAAACTGAGACTTGCTAATGAGTCCTTCACATTCACTTGTGATCAAGATAATGATGGATCAAACCATTCATATCCTCGTTCTACTGCTGGTGATGGTCAACCTGATCCTGCTTACAATAAGACGATTGAAGTAACCGCTGTTGGTACTAGCACTGCTAATATTACTAACGCTGGATATGTTGCTAGCACAGGTATCCTTACGATCACTTCTGCTACACATGGTTTGTCCACTGGAAACATGGTTCAGATTGCAACAGATTCTCTGACATTCACATGTTCTGATGATGGCAACACTGCTCAGAAGACTTATCCTAGAATCAGCGATCCTATCTCTGGTCTTTGGGTTCCTGTTACTGTTGTTGATGCTAATACCTTTACTATTGATGTCGGTCAGTCTCCGCCAGCATCTCAGTACACACATACCTTTGTTTCTGCTACTGCTAACGCTCTTATCAAGCAAACTGGCACTGTAACTGTAAATGTTGGTGCTTCTGCTGCTGATAATCAGTACGCCCATACATTTGTATCTGCAGCGCCTAATGCTGTGATCACTGGTGGCACCTATATCCATAGATTTGTATCTGCTGTTGAAAATAGTGTTGTTGCAGATCAAAAGGTTAATTGTGAGGACGATGTTAAGGATCTCACTCAGGCACTTATTAATGACCTGAGAAGTGGTTCTAACAACCATATTTGGGATGCTTCTGCTCTGTATGTTGACAGAGAGTCTAATCCTGTTGGTCTCAACCATGTTGAAACTGAGATTGATCAGACTCTTTGGATTCTTGACAGACATGTTGAGTTCTGCAACGATATCATCAACAATGAACTGATTACTATTAGTGGTGACCATGGATTTACTCAGTTTACTGATACCACAATCTATGATTCCAATAACTATGGAAGTTTGACTCAGTTGACTCCTTCTACAGCAACTTATGATCCTGCTACTGGAGATTTAGTATTGACTTCTGCTGGTCACGGTTTGACCACTTCTAGTCGCATCAGTATTGATTTTGAATCATTAACATTTACATGTACTGATGATGGAAATAATCTGGAAGTTTCTTATCCTCGTGATACTGATCCCGCATACAGAAGAGTTCTTCGTGTTACTGCATTCGATACCAATACATTTACGGTAAATGTTGGTGCATCTCCCACCAATCAGCAATATCCACACACATTCGTCTCTGCTGCAACTAATGCAATTGATGTCCTGGATTACACTTCTGCTGATTGTGCTGATGTTCAAACAACTATCGGTAACCTGATGGACATTGTGAAGGATACCCTTTCCAATGCAAACCTTGCTTCTCCTGTTGATCATCTTGCCACTATTACGAAAGTAACACCTGTCTATGAGTGGTTGGGTGCATATGTTGATTCATATCTGGAAGTTCCTGTTGACCTGACTGATGTCACGGTTGCAGGTGATGTGATGTATGCTAACTTGATCAATACATCTTCACAATATAGATTCCAAGATGCTGCCAATCTGATTCGTCTGAATAGAAAGGCAATCGTCGATAAAACCGCATTTGACATGCTGGAAAGATATCCTGGTCTTACCCAGTCTATGCCTAGAAATGAAGGTGGTGCAAGCACTGCAGGTACTCTGAGATGTAAGACTGACCTCGGACTTATTCTTGATGCCATTGCTAGCGACATTGAGTTTGGTGGCAACTTCAACCTTGTCGAAGGTGTCAAGACATACCTTGGTCAAAATGATGTTATCTTGCATGTAAGACTCCAACTTCTGCAGTCTGCATACGCACATGAGCGTCTTGGTTTCTACGCTAAGCAAGCAATCACGGGTGATCTGACAACTGACAATACAGATTCTATTATCATCGGAGATTGGGGTATCACTCAAGATCCTGGTAACTGCGCTAATGTTCAAACTGCAATTGATAGTTTGATTGATCTAGCGAATAGCATCCTTGCACCTTCTGGTGACAGATATCGTGACGCTGCTGATCTTCTGCACTTTAACAAGAACTTTATTGCAGATGAGGCAACTCTCATCACTGATGCAGACTTCACATACCTCCTTGGACCTACATCTTATCGCGCTTTCCAGTATCCTGGTGGTCAGACAGATGGCAGAAACAACTGCATGGATGACATCAAAGATCTTCTTAACAGTGTTATTGCTGACTTGTTAACAGGTGGTAATAGCAATACAGTTGAAGCGATCAAACTATATTTGACTCCTGGTCGTGGCATCACTCAGGTAGAAGATCAAATTCTTCCTACCATCTATGCCTTCCAGAAAGTTAGAATGCTTGGTAAGAAAGCAATCAACAACCTTCTGCTTGATCGTGGTGGCGGTCCTACTGGTGATCAATATAGAGCGGTCTATACTTTCGAGATTCCTTATACTGACACAACTATTACAGATTCTTCTGGTGATACCACATATGATGACAACGAGTGTGCAGATGTAATTCAGGCATTTGATTCTCTGATGGATCTTGTTATTGATAGTCTCACTCCTGGTGGAACTAAGGCAAGATCTGCTGGTAGAATGCTCTTATTCAATGAGAACTACTTTGCTACAGAACTTGAAGCTAGAGTTACTGGTCAGTGGGGAGCAGGTGCATGGACATATGATGACTTCATTGCTGGTCTGTTAGATGACACCATTCATGATATGGTGACAACTGACACATCTGTTGCATCTTCTGCACGCGATATTGAGATTACTAGAAGTGTTGTTGGTGATATTGTTGTTCAGGCATCTGACGCCACATACTTCGATTTCAATGATAGACAGAGTGTTGATATCGCCTTCAGTGGAACTGGCGGCGGTTCTGGCGGTGGATTCGCAATCGGTACTCACCTTAAGTGGGCAGGCGGTTCTGGGGCACCCGCAAATGATTATCCTGGCGGTGCTGCAGTATTTACACCCACCGTATATGGTGCTCCTGCAATTAGTACCACTACTCCTGGTGCTGGATTCCCGTACTCTGTAGACTTCCCTGGTCAAGGTGGTAACACCAACGCTGATGTTGTTTACTTCACCGATACGACTTTCCAACTTTCTCAGAACGCAACTACACCCGCAGGTGACTTCACAATTAGTTTCTTTGTCTACTTTGATCGTACAGATGCTCAGGTTGCAGTAAATGCACATGAGACTCTTGCTGATATTGGTGGACTTGAAATCAGACGCGATCAGAACAGAATTGTAATTCTTGCTCCTGATGCTTCTGGAATTGAGCAGTCTCCTCTGGAAATTGCAACTTCTCAATATGGCAATGGACAGTGGCATCACATTGCAATTACCAATGAGGCAAGCACAAATACAACAAAACTGTATTTGGATGGTGTTCTGAAAGACACTGAAGTTAGCACTTCTTGGCCAGTAGTTAGTGGTCTTAACTGGTACATCGGTGGTGATTACACACAACCGTTCCAGCGTCCGTTTAACGGTAAGATGACTGAATTCATGGTTAGTGATATCCTGAGATATACTGCAAACTTTACTGTACCTACTGCTGCTGCAACCGCAGATCCCGATACTACATTACTCTGCCTGCAAGCATCCACATTCGTTGGATATGGTCCTGACATTTCTGGTCAACCCAGATACATTACCACGCAGGCGATTAACACCACAAATTATGATGCCATTGTATTCTCTGTCATCAGAGGTAACGATAACAATGGTGGTGAGCAACCTGGTGAAGGTCAAGCAAATGAGCACCTGTATCTGTCTTACAGCACAAATAACAAGTCAACTTGGACATCTCTTGGTATTCTTGTTAATCAGGATGATAGTTCTTTCGATGTTCTCAAGCAAAAGAGAGTTGGTCTTCCTGCTGCTGCAAGAGGCGCATCCGTTCACTTCAAAATTCATCAGGACAACCATTCTGGTGTAAGTTATGATGACTGGGGTGTTACCCGATTTGTATTAGAAGCAGATCCTGTATATGCAAACGATGAAGTCTTTGTAGTTGGTGAAACTGTCACTTCTAGTGGCGGTGGTAAGGCAACAATTCTTGAATATTATAATGAGACCAATGTTCTTGTCGTCGGTCCTATCACAGGATCTACATTTGCTGATGGAGAAACTCTTACACAAGGCAATAACAGTGGTACTATTATCACTAATGGTGTTAGTGCATCGTATGATTATTACGAAGAGATCTCTAATGTTCAGACATTGGTCAATGCTAGAACTATTGAATCTACTGTACAAAATGCAGTCGTATTCGATAATATCTTCCCTGATCCCGAAACATTTACAACCAGCTGGACTTCTGCAGACTTAACTGTTACTGCTAATACCTCTGGTACAAATGCACCTGACGCGACCGTAACTGCTACGAGTCTCGTTCCGACCGCTCAGAATGGATATCACACAATCAATAGAGATTACAACCTGACCTCGTATACAACATTCGATGGTACTGGCACCTCTTTTGATAGTGAGTCTGACTTCTTCTCAACTGGTTCTAGACTTGAGAATCAGCAGTTCACATTCTCTTGCTTCCTGAAGGCAAATAATTATGATAAGGCAAGATTTGCAATCATCCTTGATCCTGGTAACAGTCCCAAAGATGTTGTATTTGATGTTGATCTTGCTGACGGATCTTTCGGTAGCGTCTTCGCTGATACTGGTGCAACGGTTGATGCATATGGTGTCGTACCTCTAGGTGCTGGTTGGTACAGATGTTTCCTGACAATTACTTTCTCCTTCGGTATTGGCACTCTGAGAAATATTGTTTATGTGAAGAATGACGCTGGCGCTCTGGTATATTCTGGAGATGGTACAAGTGGTCTTTACATCTGGGGTTCTAAGTTGGTTAAGGGTCCTCTTGATCCCTACACTGCAGTCTCTGGTCGTACATTCTACGCCGATAATGACTTCAACATCAAGAATTATATCCTTGATAGTTTGGAAGAATTCTATAGAGATGCTCTTGAGCAAGATCTTACCGATCCTTCTCCTCTGACAACCTTCATTCCATATACAAATTCCACGCTCGCACCCCTCTATACTCCAAGTTCCTGGATGAATGTCGTCCGTCGTAACTTCAATATTCTGAGACAACAACTTCTTAATAGCAGTTATGTGACAACTGTTGAGAATGTCTCTGGTGTTACTGTTCCTACTTCCACATATGGTACGCGATATGTCCCTGTACCGATCTCGGGTGAACTTGGTCAAGGTGATGCTCTCTACGGTCTCTCCAGTTCTGCATATGCAGAAATGAAGCAGATCACCAATAACGAAGCGAAGATTGTTAAGGTTTACCAGAGATGGAGAATCAATGGTGAGGTAACTGGCGATGCTCTGCAAGTTGGAGAAAACATCACTGCTACTGGCGGAAAGGCTGGTACAATCTATGCCACATATTCCGATGAAAATAATATTTACTTTGATGTAGAAATTACAGGTGCAGCATTTGCCATCTTAGATGTCTTTACGGGCGCTGAGAATGGTAGCACTGCAGAAATCGGTGCTATTGAAGATCGAATTCAAGTTATCAATAAGATTGGCAACTTCGATCAGGGCGTTGAGTTCAAGGCATTTACATCTGGTGCTACTGCAGACTGTGAAGAAATTCATGTCGCAGAAGCTGCTGTACTCAGCAATACTGGTGGTAAACTGACCGTTGATACTGCATCACTCACAGGTAATTTTGAAGTCACTTCGGTTGTATATCCCGAAACATCTTCCGAGTTCCTGGAAGTTTCTAGATTCGCTGGTCTGGATGTTCAGGTTGGTGACAGAGTTGCATCTGCTGGTCACACTAGATTGCTGATCAGTATTGTAAATAATCAGAATACTTTTGTTCAAGGAAACTTTGTATATCGCGTAATTTCGGGTGTACTTAGAGACCAAAACAACTATGGCATTATCACTGAAGTTGATCTTGATAATAACTACATCTATGTTTCTATGGTATCTGGTGATATCAACAATGGAGATTTTGTTGGTGATTATGGTGTAGGCGATACTCCTCAAGGATTCGCAACGGTATCTACTAAGGTTACTAATGTTGGTGCAGGCGCAGGTCTGATTCAAGATATCAAGACTGTTGGCGTCAGAAAGAGATTGTATCTTACCGATGTTGTTGGATCGTTCTCTAGTAGAGACACGATTATTTCTGGAGATGGATATCGTGCTGCTGTAATCATACGCGAAGAATTACGCGCCCGCGTGAGAAGATTCTTCAGAGGATTTGATGGTGTACAAACCAACTTCAAGCTCACAACCAACAATGGCGATCCATACTTCCCTGATCCCGCAGGACATATGCTCATCTTCGTCAATGGTATCCTGCAACCTCCTGGTGCAACTAACGCCTATACGGCATTCTCTGATGAACTTGCATTCACAGAAGCACCTGAGATTGGGTCCTCGTTCACTGGATTCTATGTTGGTAAACTGAGACAACTGGATGATATTTCATTCGACTTCGACTCCTTGAGACAGTCATTTAACCTCAAGCGTGACGGTACTTTCTATTCGCTCACATTGACCGAAGGTGTACAATCCAGCGTTATCAGACCTGAAAATAACATCATCGTTTCTCTCAATGGTGTTCTTCAGGAACCTGGAGTTGGTTTTGAGATCGTTGGTTCTAGAATTATCTTCTCTGAAATTCCTAGATTCGGATCTACATTTGTTGCATTCTCCTATGTTGGTTCTGAGCAGGATGTTGAGGCGGCAGAGGTTGTTCCTCCCGTCGAACCTGGAGACTTCCTGAGGATTGAAGGTGAAACTGAAGATCGTGAAGTTGCTGTTATTGAATCTTCCAACTCTCTGATTACATTCGATTATCTCGGATCCGTCTTTGGTAAGGGTGCTCAGGCATCTGCGATCTTGACATCGGGTACGATTGACAAGGTAAGCGTCACTGCAGGTGGTTCTGGATATACAAGCAGACCAAATGTTCGTGTTGACTCTATCACTGGATTTGACGCACAAATCAAAGCTCTGGTTGGTGTTGGTGGTATCGTTGTTTCAAACCCTGGATCTGGATATAAGAATCCAGAAATTGAAGTTGAAACAACTGTACCTGATGATTGGACTCCTCCAAATCTTGCAGATTATGGAGAAGAGGTTATTGATCCAGAGATCCTATAAATAACTAAAAAAGTAGCGCAAGTAATGGCTAAACAATCACTAAATCTTGGTGCTGCCGCCAATGACAACACGGGGGATACTCTCCGTGCTGGCGGCGGAAAGATTAATGACAACTTTACTGAACTGTATACCACTTTAGGTAATGGTGCTGATATCAACATCAATGTTGCTAATGCAGCAATTGGACAAGTATTAAAATTTACTGGTGTTAATTTTATCGCTAGTGATTTTAATGCTTTAACATCTAATTTTGATGTTAATGGATATTCCATTATCTCTAGTGGTGCTGGAGATATTAATGTGGCTCCTAACAGCACGGGAGACATTCGTCTTTCTGCGGGTGGTACTACTAGTATTTTTGATGGTTCTACTGGAACTGTTGATTTCCCCACAAAAATTCAGTATAAGAATGAGTATGCAAATACTGCTGCTGCTCCTACTGCCGCTACTTATCCTGGTTATTTCTTTACTGTTGACGGAGATGATACTCCTTATGTGAACATGAATATCACAGCAGGTGGTGTTGGTGATACTAGGGTTGGTTTATTAACTCAATATACCAGTGTTGGTGATCTCACTGATATTGATGTTACAACAACTCCTCCCACAAATAACCAAGTATTGAAATGGGATGGCACTAATTGGGTTCCTGGCGATGATAATGCTGGTGTATCTAGTATCACTAGTTTTGCTACTGTAAATGCTGATACTGGCACAACAACAGCATCTAGTGAAACTGATGCTCTTACTATTTCTGGAGGCACAAACATTGCCACCTCAATTACTGGAGATACGCTAACAGTTGCGTTTGATGGAACACTGGTCAGTACACTTGCTGCTTTGACTGACACAGATGTTGCTGGTATTACTCAGGGTGATTCTTTATATTGGAATGGTTCTGACTGGGTTGTAACTCGCAGTCCCATTATTTGGTGGGAACTTAATTCTGATGGTATTCAGCACTACACATTTAATGGTCCTGGATTTAGTCAAATGACTAATGACCCGACTCTGTATGTTATGAGAGGGTTTACTTATGCGTTTGACAATACTGTAAATGGCGGAGCACACCCATTTAGAATTCAATCTACTTCTGGTTTGACGGGAACTCCTTATACTGCTGGTCAGACTGGTAGTGGAAATGCTGTCTTATACTGGACAGTACCTATGGATGCTCCTAGCACACTGTACTATCAGTGTACTCTGCACAATCTTATGAATGGCACAATTACAGTTGTAAGTTAATAAAAAATGGCAAGAACAGTTCCTGGATCTGGTGCGGTTATTGAGCCGATCTTTAATGACCAGTTTGGCGTAAGAGCAGTTAAAGTTTTAGATGGCGGTCAAGACTATGATAGTTCTGACCCCCCTAGACTTACTGTAACTGGATGCGGGATTCCAGATATCGAAGCGTTGTTATATCCGATTATTGATGACGATTCTGGACAAATTGTTCATGTTAGGGTTCTGTCATCTGGTTCTGGATATGATCCTTTGAGATTGTCGATTGTTCCAGAACAGGATACTCCGTTTGTTGTATCGTCGTTTAATATCAATAGAATTTGGCAGTCAAATCCAAATTCTCAAACTACAGGTACTTTTGCGATTGTAGATGGAGATCTTACTGATAGGTTGACTATCACCTCCGACAACCACCCCAAACCTGTAGATTATCCCAATTCTAGAACTCCTGGTGGCGGTTCTTTAGTAGATCAGACATTTAATTCACTTTTCATCTATCGTGGCGGTAAGGATGTGCCTCGTTATGGTGGAGATAGACCTAAAGAATTAAATAAACCAACTGGTATCTTTGCAAATGGATCTTTGCTTCATACCCCAGATTGGGGTGCAATTGGGTCAGCACCAGCAGGATTTAGTATTGATACTGTAAGATATGATTATCTTTTAAATACCAATCAGTATGATGGTATTACTAATAACAATCAATATTATTATCACACTAATAAGTTAATTGGTCAGTTTGCTCAGGAAAATAGTGTATTTGATAATGGCAATCTGCAACAGTTTACATGGAGAGTCAAGACAGAAACTGATAATATTTTAATTGATGTTAGTAATATTGATGAAACTATCAATCCAGTAGAAGAGGGTAGATTAGTTGAATTAATTGGTAATGAGTTTGCTAGAGGTGTTATTTCTAAAATTATTAGAGATAACAATAATAACATTCTTAGAATGTACCTGAGATCTGTAGAAGGTGAGTTTGAAGCTGGCGATAGAATTCTTGGTTCTACTGGTTTCAGTATGACCATTGCAAATACCCCTATCGAGTTTCCAAACGGACTCTTCTATATTGAATTTGGTCCTGAAGCACATGAGTTTGGTAATTTTACACCAGGTGTATATTATCTTGCTCCACGCAATATTAGAGTACAGAGAAACTATCAAATTATTTGGGATCAAAGCGATTCTAGTAACCAACCATCATCGATGCACCCTCAGGGGCATCCTATGCGCTTCAGCACGACTCCTGATGGTCCTTTGAACCAAACCCCTGGAACCATTTATTACGACAGTACAGGCGCTTCTGCTGCTCCCTCAGCTGACTATGAGAATGAATTCCGTCCTACATTCATTATGAATGGGGATGAGGTTAATAGAATTTACTATTACTGTGGATATCATCAGTATATGTCTGGATATACTGGTGATGAAGGATATATGATTCTTGATCCCACAGTTGATGATGAAGAGTTAACAAATAATTATTACACTAAAAACTACTATAAGGGAAGACAAGAGTTAACAGCGAACGATATTGCACAAGGTGCATATCAAATGACCCTTTCTAATGTAACTCATATCACTACCAGCGGAGATGGAACTGGTGATAGTGGTGGATTTGATATTGGAGATCACTTCCTTTTCAATGGTGGTTCTTACAGGCAACTTAGATTTACATTAGATCTTACTAGTCAAAACACTCTCGAAGTTAAAATTATTAGGGGTGATGATTTCAATGGTGGCGAACAGGTTGACCCTGGTGAAGATTTATTGATTGAATTTGTTGGATCTGTATATGGACCAAGAATTATTGGAGAGTATACAGCTCCAAATACTGTACATTCCGTAACTGTAAATATTCCACCTGATGCCAGAAAACCTGGTCAGCAAATAAAAGTTTATCAAGAAAGACTTAGTGGATCTATCTATGATCACTGGGGATTTAAATCTATTACCACTGGTGTTGGTGCTGATGACTTTAGTCGTAATCTGGATGGTCACTCTAAGATTCTTGGTATGTCATATGATGGTTATCCCATCTATGGTCCTTTTGGATATGATGCTGCTGGAGATGTTGTTCGACAAACTTCGTCCTATAGAACTAAAACTGGTAATGAAGTTGATGGTAATAGACCTAGAATTACTACAACAGGAACTGTAAATTATAATGTCACTGTATCTGGTGATAAATTCTTAATTGATGGAGTGGCACCTCCGTTCTTGCAGTTGGATAGAGGCAAGAAGTATGTATTCAACCAAGACACATTAACAAGTCCTGTTCTTTTTGCTTTACAGGAAGATGGTTGGCATGTTGGTGATCCTCCCCAGATTGGAAACACTCAATATCTGTATCAATTAGGTATTCAGTATTTTATTGATAATGTAGAAACAACCTATCTTGGATACATTACAAACTTTGCTGGTGCTACTAATAAGAGATTAGAGTTTACTCCAAGGGTTAACGCTCCTAGACTTCTTTATGTAATCTCTTATGGTTTCATTGGATATGGTTTCAGATGCGTTCAAGATGGATATCTTGCAGGTGATTTTATTGAAGATTATATCTACGAAGAAGGATTAGGAACACTTGACCGCTTTAATGGAAAATTTGCAGTTACTCCAGAATATCCTGGTGGCACTTATGCATACTTCATGTCAACGGACACCAATGATGATCCTGTATATCCATATGTAATCGGTCCAGAGTTTTATGGCGTTCCTTATCATCCCGTAGCACCTGGTCAGCAGCAAGTCATTCCTCCGATGACAGATGATTTCCCCCGTGGTGCTGCTGGCGAAGTTGTTTTGAATCCCAATGGAACGGTTGGATATGTCAAGATGGTCAGAAGTGGTGATGGATATTTTGGTCCTGCAGCTGCAAAAATCTTGGGTGGTGAAGGAACTGGTGCAACTGGAAGTAGCATTGTTCAAACAGTTACTGGTTTGACTCTGTTAAATCAGGGTAGAGAATTTGCTACACCTCCAACTCTCATCTTTGAAGGTGGTGGAGGTGGACAAGGTGCTCGCGGTAGAGCGCAAATCAATACTGCTGGTAAAGTTACTGGTATTAATATTGTGGATACTGGTGAATATTATCAAGAACCGCCATATATTCTTATTACTGGTGGCGGTGGTATTGGTGCAAAAGCAGTAGCGGAGATTGATCAGGGTGAGATTAGTGCGATCACTATTACTGATCCTGGAACTGGATATACAAATCCACCAAATATTATTTTCACAAAACTAACAAATCTCAAGAGATTTGTTAAAAATCGTCAGTCCTATAACTCAACACCAAATTATTTGACTGGTTTGCTGAAAGATGTCTCTGCATCAGATACAGAAATCTATGTTGATAACACTGATGCATATCCTGGATCTGGAAGTCTAATTCTTAATAATGAAATTCTTTCTTATACTTCAAAATCCAGAGAAAGATTCCAGAACTTGACTCGTGGTAAAAACTTTAAATATGACCAGCGAGTAATTATTGATGCAACTCAAGTTGATGGTGACGGAAACTCACTTTATCAGTTCAATGTAGGTGATAGAGTTCTCCGTAGAGTAGAAAACCAGAACAATAAAATTGCAAAGGTTTATGACTGGGATCCTGCAACCAGAGCATTGCTCGTTACCTTTGAAGTTGATGAATTAGCATTTATTGATGGTGGCATTCCTTCTACAGAAGATGCTGTTGTTCAGTTTGATGCTGGTGTTGCTGCTTCCGCTGCAGCAGGATTTGATCCTCATGTTCTTGTAGAAGTTGTTGGAACCAATATTGTCACATTGACTGATCCTATTGGTATTCTTCCAGATAGAGACTTTGAAGATGATGATGAACTTGAAGGTGCAGGTGATGGAATTCCTGATTTGGTAAATACTGGTACTGACTTTGCAAATCAAATCAGTCTTGATGGTGGTATTTACAATTCTTTGTATGGTATCGAAGAGACTGTCGGTGGTCAAAACACCACACTATTTGCGATTGGAGATCAGGTAAAAGATGCTTCTCTGCCATTTAAATATGCAACTATTCTTGAAGCAGGTGGTTTGAATGAGGGTGTTCCTCACGCTGCATCTATGACGATCTATCTTGATCTTGCTGATGGTAATGAGGCGAATTATTTCCCAGAAGAAACCGTCACTGGTGATGTTTCTCAGGTTAGAGCGACTGTTACTAGTTGGAATCCTTCCAGCGGAGCGTTGATTGTTCGTAATATTGTTCCGTATGACACAGGAAATCTCAATGTTGGTGTAAATGGCGTTCTCAATAAGTTCTCCGATACAGGGACAATTAAAGATTTCATTGTCCAAAACCCTGGTAATGATTATTCTGCAACTCCATCCATTGCTATTGAAACTGCAGGTGATATCCAAGCAACAGCTACCGCTGTAATGACAACTGCAGGTGACCAAATTGAATCAGTAACAGTTAATAATGGTGGATATGGATATGTCCAATCTGTTGATCAGGCATACGCTATTCATCCCACAGTTACTGTTAACAATGATCCTGGTGATTCCACTGGTAATGGCGCTGTAATTCAAGCGATTCTCGGAGGAGAAAAATTAAGTGGAACAAATGGTGCTCAATATCGAATTAAGCGTGTTGAGTTTGATGTTCAAATCAGGTCCGAATAACCTGAATAAATAAACAAGAGGAAACAAGTCCTATAAGTTAAATGGCAGCCCTATTAACAGATCAATTTAGAATTTTCTCTGCGAGAAAATTCATTAAGGCTCTTGAAGGTCCTATCGCTAACCAAAGCGATGATGACGCAGGTTCTACCCGTGATCGTCTTTATATCTTCATTGGTCGTTCACAGTCATGGGATAATGAAAACGCTCCGCCTCAAGCAGTGGATTCGTTCTCAGAGTTCTCTGGTTCTTATGACGATATGATCTCGCTCAAGCGAGTTCTGGCATCTGACACTGTTCAGGTGGTTCGTCGTATTGACTGGGTTTCTCCTGAACAAACCACAGGTGGTCTGGGTTTCACCTATGACATGTATCGTCATGATTACTCTCCGAGTAAAACTGCTTCCTCTGGTGCTACTAAACTTTATGATTCCGACTTTTATGTCGTGAACTCTCAATATCAAGTTTATAAGTGCATTTTTAATGGGACTTCCCCCTCAGATCCAAATGGTAAACCGTCAACAGTTGAACCGACTGGCACTTCTACTTCTATTATCACTACTTCTGATGGTTATCGCTGGAAATATCTTTACACCATCCCTGTTGCTTCTGTTCTGAAATTCTTCTCGAATGATTACATGCCCGTTCTTGAGAACGACGCTGTTAGAACAAACGCTGTTGCTGGTGAAGTAGATACTGTTGTTATTACTGCTGCTGGATCTGGTTATAACAATGGCACCTATGATAATGTTGCTATCAATGGTGATGGTGCTGGTGGTCGTGTTTCTATCGTTGTTGACGGTGGTAAGATCATCTCTGCTACTGTGACTTCTGGTGGTACTGGATACACCTTTGGTAAAATCAGTGTTGACAATATTACTGGTATTGGTACTGGTACTAGCGGTCAAGTTGATGTTATCATTCCTCCTCCGAATGGTCATGGTTACGATCCTATCGTAGAACTTGGTGCATTCCGTTGTATGATCAACGCTAAGTTGTCATATGCTGAGGGTGCAGGTGACTTCCCTGTTGATAATGACTATCGTCGTATCGGTCTGATTACTAATCCTAAGAAGTTTGGTACTGAAGAACTGATTTCTGACCTTACGGTTTCTGCTGCAAAAGCAGTTATCTTCCCCCCATCTTTCCAAGGTAACTATACTCCTGACGAAATTATTACTCAAAGTAGAGTTGTTGGTGGTCAAAATGTTACTGCTAGAGGTAGAGTTGTCTCTTGGAATGCTACAACTAAAGTTTTAAAATATTATCAAAATAATGTTGACGGTATCTTCCCTGAAGTTACTGGTACTCTAAATGAATTTGACGGTTCTAATGTTATCAATGGTGCGACTTCTGGTGCTGCTGGACAACCTGATGTGAACTTCCCAGCGGTTCCCAATTCTTCTTCTAGAACCATTAACAATACCGAGTATGACTTGGGTATGAAGTTTAATAACGGGTATGCAAAACCCGAGATCAAGTCAAATGATGGTCAGATTATTTACATAGATAATAGAAGAGCAATCGGTCGTGCAAATGACCAAATCGAAGATATTAAAATCGTAATCGAATTCTAATGGCACAGAACACCAATCTCAATGTAACCCCTTATTACGACGATTTCGATAAGAATAAGAATTTCTATCGAGTTCTGTATCGTCCTGGGTATCCGATTCAGGCAAGAGAACTGACGACGATGCAGAGTATTCTGCAGCATCAGATCGAGAATCTTGGATCCTGGGCATTTAAGGATGGTTCGATGGTTATCCCTGGTCAGGTGGGATACGATCTCGATGTCAAAGCTATCATGCTTCAGGAATCATTCCTGGGTGCTAATGTTGAAGATTACAGAGCACAACTCAACGATAAAATTATCACTGGATTGACTTCTGGTGTTAAGGCAAAGGTTCTGTTCAGCATTTCCGCAGGTGATTCTGATAAGGGTTACATCACATTATATCTTAAGTATATTGAAGCAGGTGGTGAGGACAACAATCAAACCACCTTCACTAATAATGAACAGTTGATTACTGATACCGAAATCACTTTCGGTACAACTTTGATTGAGGTTGGTTCTCCTTTTGCTCAACTTCTGCCTACTGATGCTTTGCAGAAGGGTTCTGTTGCTTATGTTCAGGATGGTGTATACTTCATCCGTGGTTTCTTCGTAGATGTTCCCTATCAGTATATCCTTCTGGATCAATATGGAACCAATCCAAAATACAGAGTTGGACTTGAGATTCTTGAGTCAATTGTTACGCCAGAGGACGACCTTACTCTTAACGATAACGCTGCTGGAACATCTAACTATGCTGCTCCTGGTTCTCATAGATTTAGAATCACAACAAACCTGATTAAGAAACTGTTAGATGATGATGCTGATAAAGACTTCATCGAACTGCTTCGTATTAATGGTGAAAAGATTGAAAAACTTGTAGACCGCAGCGCATTACAAGAATTAGAAAAGACTCTTGCTCTTAGGACATATGAAGAGTCTGGTAACTATGTTTTAAGTGAGTTCCAACTTACGATGCGTGAAAGCGTCGATGATGGATTCAATAGTGGTGTTTATGATGCTGGAGATACAACCCAGCAAGGTAATGCTGCAGGAACAGATAAGTTTGCCTTAGAGGTAAGTCCTGGTACAGCATATGTAAGAGGTTATAGAATTAAAAACCTCGCACCTGTTTATGTTGATATTGATAAACCACGAGATACAAACAGTCAGCAAAACGCTGTTATTGCTTTTACAATGGGCAATACAGCTACGGTAACTGATCTGTATGGATTCCCCAATGTCTCTGGTTCTACTGTAACCGATAACTATCAGGTAGTTGAGCTGTATGATACCTTTACAGCATCTCCTGGTTCTGCTAGTGGAAACATTATCGGATATGCTCGTGTATCTGCTTGTGAA